ACTTTACAATTCTTATAGCTATTTATAATAGATTCTACCAGAGCGTTTGGTATCTGCTCTAGGTCTATTAACTTCTTGTTCCTATTATAATATTTTTTGGTTTCACTTCCCAAAGGTATATCATCAACCTGTGCCCATTCTTCTAGTTTCTTCTTCGTAATAGGACTTTGTTTCTTCTTCGTTGTGAAGACATCATCGGGAGACAAAATGTTAGGAACTCCATCACTTCGGTCACCTTTGATTATCTGTTCGTGTAAATATCTTATCGGGTTATCTTCTTTAACCATAACTTTTTGAATAGGAGAAAACTGGTTTACATTACTATACTTCTGTAATTGTTTGAAGTCTTTATCGCCTGATATAATAAGGTACTTTTTCTCCTCTTGTAGACCTACAATCACAGCAATTATATCATCTGCTTCTGCGTTATCTACTGCAACTACTTTATAAGGTAAGTTTTCAGCAATCTCATCTTTAACTTCTAAAATGATTTTGAACATTAAGTCCCAATCACTTTTACTTTCTTCTCTACCTTGTCTTCTACTCCATTTATAATTAGGAAAGAAATCTCGTCTCCAAGGGTTAGCACTATCACAAGCAAGTACTAAATTATCTTTACCGTATTCATTGCCAAACTTTCTAACATAACCTCTTAATGAATTACAACACATATGCCTTACCAATTCTTTATTAACAACACCTACTTTGGTACCCTTATAACTTTTCATTGTAAGTTGTGCCATTATATTGCTAATCAATACTTGGTGCATATCTACTATAATCATCTGTTTATTTTATCTTTTCTTCCTAATGGTAGTTTTTGCCACTTGGTCATTTCCTGACCTTTCTTACTTATCCACTCAACATATACCATACTTTGTTTTACTTTATTCTGAAAAGATTTAACTGCCTTCTTAAAGGAAGAAGATTCTACTTCTTCTATTTCTTTATCATCTTTTAAAAACTTAAAAATTCTCATCTTACCCATTATAGTATATCCTTTCTTACTATATGTTTTCTTAATTCTTTTACAAAAAATTCTATCTTGTCTATATATTCAATCAAAGATTTATCTGTAATATACTTTGTCTTTTCTTTTAACTTGTCATATTCTTTTAATGAGATTTGCACCATTGGTGATAAGTCTCTTTCGGTCTCGTTCTCATATGACTTATCGTGTTCTTCTGTTGTATCGTATTCATTACTCATAACTTCTCCTTTGTCATCATTTTCTTTAGTTCATCTAATAATTTCATCAATTTATGTTTCATAATATCTTTATTACTTAATTTAGGTATTGCTTTTAAAAACTTTGGGTATTCACTATTTAAATTTGCAATTACTATATCTCGTCTATTATTTAATCTACTCATAGAGGTATCATACAATTAGAACAGGCACTATGATACTTGATAATACCCATTAAGAATATGCCCATTGCAACTGCATTTAAAACAATTAATGCTCTATCGTGCCATAGCATACCTACTATAAACCAACCCATTACTCCTGTTAAATGTAAATATAAATTGTATGGATTTATTTCCATAGAAGTTAACATCATACCTATTAGTAATATTATGGAACTTGTCCATTTAATATACCAAGATATATCATATAAAGGTGTAATCTTTTTAAAAACTCTTGTGGAGTCCAAAGCTTTTATCTTGTCGTCTAATTTTTCTCTTTTCATCTTGTCCTTGCGTGCCATATTTCGTTTATGTCATCAAATTCTTTAATTGATTTACTTACATCTTCTTCATTAACTTGTTGTGCCATATATTTAAAATGTCTTTCAACTAATAGTTTTGCTAATCCTTCAGCATAATCTTTAGGAATTACTTGTTCAATTTTAACTTGTTTCTTTTCACTCATTATCTTTTCCTGAGGAAGAGTAGGGCGAGGTCCACGCTAGCTTTCCTCGCCCTTACAGACAAACTAATGTTGTCTTCCTCACCTTTAGGAACTATACCCTATTTGCGTAAGAATAATCTGTTCCGTAAAGTTTTTTTATACCAGCAGCTATAATAGCTCTAGTAGGAGTACCAATTCTATATGAAGTACCTTTAACACCTTTGTTAATGTATATCATATGTCCTTGTTCTCTTAATTTGTCAACCATTGCTCTTGGTGACATTAAGTCAAATTTTGTTCTTAATGTTTTCCAAGCAACTGGTTCACCTTTTGACAAAAGGTTTAATACCTTCTGCGTTTTAGATATTTTTGGTCTAGCCATTGTATCGTCTCCTTTATTAAATAAAAATTTAAACATATGTTTAAACCTCCTTTTTTATTTGTTGTGATAGAATCGCATTATAATGGTTCTTTCACAATCAAATTCTGTTACCAAATATGGCATATGATTATGCCTATGATTACACCTTCAACCCAAAATGCCCACCTATGTGAACCTTTTGCAAAGTGCTTTCCAGCAAACTCATCTACCCATTTTTGTATTTTATCTGTATCTACTTCCATTATTATTCCTCCTTATCGGGATCTGTATCGGGAAATGGTGGAACACCATCATCCGAAAATTCTGGTCCATCTTTAAAATCAAAGTCTTCTGTAAATTGAAAGTAACCGTGATTACGATTATTTAAATCGTCTGAAATATCTTTATTAATTGGTTTTGTAGTTTTACTTGTCTCATCACTTATATTACTATATTCTATTCTAGCAGTCACCACACCAGCAGGATTCATACGCAACTTAACAGAAGCGTCAACAACCTTCTGTATTGGATGTCCCATTGAAAATTGTCTATATAAAAGTCCTCTAATTGCGTCCATAGATAACGCCAAATCTTTTGTAAATACATCTTGTTTTGTATCTAAACCCATTGCAACAAACTTTCTAACTAAATCTAATCCAATTTCATCTGTCGCTGTCTCTACAAATTTAGCTGCCTGATATGCTCTCATCTTTTTAGCTGCCGTAGGGTCAGTAGGTTTAGGTGGTCGTTTTATTTTATTCTCTGGAAATAAAACAACATTCTTAAACGCATTTTTAGGTTTATTATCTTTATCGTCTTTATCGTTTGACATTGCCTTTAAAATCCACTAAACCTTTTTTATTATAAAATTCTATTAGTTGATTATAACCACCAACTAGTTCTCCATCAATTTTTATTTGAGGCATAGACCTAACTTTTTTACCAATGTCTTTAAGCATAGCGTCTACACTCTCAAATTCTTCCATCTTCTTAACTTTAAAAGATAGACCAAGTCCCTTTAGAAGGGACTTCGCCTTCACGCAATAACCACAATTGTTTTTTGAATATACAATTATATTACTACTCATTGTTCTTTTTTTCATTTGAAGTACTTTCTACATCATTGAAAGCTTCAATTGCTTTTAGTTTAATTTTATGACTATCAACTACTTCTGCAATTGTGTAATCATACATCTTATTAAACTCACCTAGAGGTAATCTTAAACCTATCCAAGCTCTAAAATAACCTTGTTTCGTTCTGGTTACTTCCTGAGCAAAGATTTCATATCCTCTAACAGGTGTATTTGAAATAACATTAACTAAAGCAGTTTCAACTTCTTCAACTACCGTCTTTTGATTAGTTTTGCCAATTTCGGTAACGAATATTTTAGCTTTCTTATTCATTTCACCTGCAACTATATCAGCCATTTCAGCTTTTGCAATCAGTTTTGCTTTCTCAATTGCAAGTTCTAAACTTGGTGATACAGAAGTTCCGACACCAAAGATACACGCCTTATCGTCATCTTCACTTTTGATAATTGGCTTATTCGCCCACATTGAAATATTGCAATGCTTCTTAATATCAAAGTTAGCCATATACCATTGTGGTACTTCGGTAACTATTTTTCCACTCTCCTGCTTGATTTTATATTTACTAGAAGAGCAGTTTGTAAGTAATACTGCAAACAGCAATACACCTACGGTCTTCCATATGTTTTTATACATTGTTTTTCACACTCCTTATTACATTATATAATAAATCGCTAAGTTTGTCAATAAGCTGATTATCTTCTACATAAACAGCAACCTCATTAAAGGTCATTCCTGTCAACAACATAGCAAGGAGTCCAAGTATAACTAGATTTTTCGTCATATTATCTTTTCTCCCATTTTCCTTCTATCGTTAAACACGCCGTTCCGAAGGTTCTAAAAGCGTGTGAAGGTTGAGAATACAACCTACAATATTCTGGTGCATTTAAGTCCTTATAATAAAAGGCAGCAAATAATTCCCAATAACCAGGTTTCTTTGCTTTCTCTAACTCAATCTGCTTCTCCAGTTCTTTAATTTTTTCTTTATCTGTTTTGCCGTGTTCAGTATCGGCACACTCCATAATTTCTTCTTTAATAATATCACCATTATCCAATTGTCTTATAACAATCTTAATGAAACACCATTGTCCGTCTCTTTCAAATCTATCTAATACGGTTTCTTTTAATATATTCTTTTTCTCATTATCACTTAATAGTTTTAATTTCTTCTGCACCTTTTCGTGTATCTCATTAATATAAATGTCATCAACAGGTGCCGAATTAACTTGCATTATTTCTCCTTTTTCTGGTTCAACTTTTTTCATAACCCAAGTAGGTTCATTTGCCCCAGCGGTAATCGCCATTAAAGTTAATAACATAAAAAATATTGTTAAGAATATTATAGTTCTCGGATTCATCTTTTCTCCACCCAACGACCATCTGGCATTTGACATACCGTTCCAAATCTAGTATCAATAGATTGATTTCCGATACCAACAACTGGCCAATTTGATTTTATATTCCAATTACTTTCATATTCTTTACATATTAATGGACCTTGTACATAACTTCTATTAATCTTAATAGTTCCATTATTTCCAGATTTTGTACTAAACCAATTAGTATAACTAGCACTACTAGGACCATTATTTAAATGGTCTACAAATACTGCCTGGTGTAAATCATAATCACTTTGATATAATATATTTGCACCAATAAAGGCACCTACAACGGCACAACCAGCAGCGATATATGGGTCTGTACCAATCAATTCAACACACGCCCCAGCACCAGTAGCACCTCCTAATACAACTCCTAAATGACTTCTAGTAAAATTGTATTTTGGTGTTTCTTCACTAACATTAACATTAACTTGTTTTGTACTACTACAAGCAGTTAATAAACTAATTAGTAAAATCAAAATTATTTTGTCTAATTTCATTACAAACTTTCTGTTGGTTTTCAGTTAATATAACAGCAAAATCGCTTTGTGTATTATCAACAACATATCTTTCAGCCATTCTGCTATCTGTCCACCAAACCTGTGCCCTAGCGGATACAGGTCTGATTAAAAAAGTACCATCATTGGAACTTGTTAATTGGAAATCCATTAGTTCTTAACTCCAAATAACGATTTCAATTGTGCCCAATTCTGAGCAGTTTGCGTTTTCATATCTGCCCAAGATTCTTTTTGATAAGCTTTTGTTTTCTCAACTTCACTTGTCAAAAAATTTGATACATTTGACGGAATATTGAAAACTGCTGTTTTCACTTCTGTAAATGTATAAGTCTTTTGTTCGTCTGCAACTACATTACTCAACATAACTCCAAGTAATATTACACATAATATAAGTATCTTATTCATAACTATATCTTCTTTCCCATTGTTTTAAAATCGGCTTTATCAACTATCTGATAATTGCCTTTATTATAAGCAACACCAATTGTTTTACCTTCAGGAAGTTTCACTCTTGGCATTGCATTTTTAAGTGCCACTCCTGATATTCTATCACTTGTTGGAATAGAATTTCTATTATCTGAATTATAATCAGGTAAAGGAAAACCTTTCAGCATTTCTTTATCTAATTTTTCGTATTTAACCATTAGCTCTTTCTTCTTTGTCAGGTCCATATTGGTCAATTTCGTGTTGGATCTGTTCTGCATATGTTCTACCAAATACTTTCATATAAAAATGGTCTCTAGGATTTGGACTTGACCACGCAAGTATAAGATTGTCAAATTGTTTCTGACTAATACCAATTGTCCTCATTGCGGATGGATGTTCTTTTTTAAGAGATTTCATTTCTTTAAGAAACTTAATACGATTGTCGTATTTCTCTTTCTTACTCTTTTGGTCTTTGATGGTAGCAGTTTTAAACTCACTAAACATCATTTCTTTTGTATATGTAAATGTCATATTATTGTACCTCTCTCATTGTTATTACTATTCTATACTAAAACCGTTCTATTGTCAATAGTTGATTTATTCGCATAATTACACCCTTTTTTACTCATTTTGACCGTCATAGGGCGGTGTATAGGGCGATTTCCACCACCTTGCGATACTTGTATCACCTTAAATATACTACTTTTAGTTGTATTTCTCATTATTTAATAGGGTCGTTTGCAAGTTCTCCAATAGGCATTTTCTTCATATCCTTTTCAAAGGTATCAAGTTCATCTTCTTTTTTACTTTTAAAAGTCTTTAAGTCATCTATGGCGTCATCAATTTTGCCTGCTTCTATCTTATCAATAGCAATAGTTAACTTATCAATTGTTTCTATTACATCTATCATATTATTTTTCCTAAAATTATTACCTGTAATATAATGATTATAACTGGTAATATAGTTCTAATCAATTCTAATTTATGGTTATGTTCGTCTATCTTTCTTTCTAACCAATCTCTTTTCTTTTTCATAATGGTCTCCTTATATTGTTATTATCATTACTATTGCTGTGAAGATAAAAAGTACTCCACAATAAAATTGTACACTAGTCAAATATTCCTCCTGAACCTAATAGTATTAATATTAACATACTTGGTATTACTATACTCAATGGCCAAAACTCTAATAGTTCTCTCCAACCAAGTTTGTCTTGTTTTCTTTGTCTCTTAATACTTCTTTTAATTTCCATAACTAAATTGTATAAAGGTTCTCCTTTTTGAAAATTAGGAAAATCTAAATGGTTCAACATTTTCACTTGATTATATGCCGAGTGTATTGTTTTCTTTTTTAGTTCTATTTGTATTGTATCCATTTTATCTTTCCTGATACTTGTAATTGTTCTGGTATATTTTCTTTATAAGTTGGTTTCTTAAACATACTATTTGCGTCACCTGGTTTAAAGTTCTTCTTATGTGATATTGTAATATGAGCAGGTCCTTTATCTAATCTTTTTAACTTCTGATATACTGACCGATACTCTTTATGTTTATGTGACCAATATGTGTCTTTTAAATACATTTCTTTTACCCAATATGCTTCTATACTTTCGTTACCTCTTATTTGATTAACAAACGCATCCACTTTCTTATTAACTAATGGTGCCAATTTCACAAACTTTTTATTATCTGGTTTATAAGCAAGTGTAATATGGTCACCATTAACAACATCAAAGGTAGCATTTAACTTCATTTCTTTTTGACTATTTTTATCTAGTACAACTGCGAAATATCCATTATTGGAAATTTGTGATAAAGGTACAATATTATTATTCATTTTAGTTTCTTTCATAGATAGCAAAACTATCTGCAAACTCCTTATTAACATAAGCAACAGGTCTACGATAATTTGGTTTTGATTTACCTCTATATCTAAATCTTAAAGGACTAACCCTTTTAGAATACAAATATAAAAGTTTTAACCACGCCATCGGTATCCCTTTTGCAAGTGATAATTCGCAAGTAGGTGATTTATATAATCTAATCAGTTCTTCACCCATTGTTTTTAAATTCATAGCCATTATTTACCTATTTTACTTTCTGCTTCTAAATTTAAAGCAATATCAACATCTGATTCAGCTTTTTGTTTAACTAAATCGTTTAATGATGGTTCTATTAATTTGATTTTTGTTAACTGGTGTGGTTCATCTTCGTCTGCCCAAGTATCAATATGGATATCTTCGTTCTCAACTGCTTCTTCAAAAGTTTGATTGAAATTGTCATCATCATATTTCACTTTACCAATAAACTTTGTATCATCTGTTTCAGTATAGTTAGCGTCAACCATATAGGTCTCAACTCCATCTTTAGTTTCAGTAATATCTTTTTTGATTTTAGAATAATCTATCCCACAATCACTAAACTTATTGTCTGCCTCGTCTTTATCTTTAGCAATTACATCTTGTTCAATAACAAGTGTGTAATAAGTTTTCTTTCTGTATAGGTTTTTACCTACATCATCTTTATTAAAATAAACATCTGTATCAACTTTACTCATAATATAATCCTCCTAATTTAAATATATGTTTTTTAATTGTTTAACTAACTCTCTACCGTAATCGGTAAATAAAAATCCTTTATCCCAAACAAAATGTTCGTAATCTTGTATGTGTGTTAATCCTAAATCTTTAGTCAACCATCTTAATGCCTCTTTTTCATCTTTTGCACCAGCTTTGATTGTCTTATTAATCAGGTCTTTAAATTCTGTAATAGCTTGTTCTTCAGCTTTCTTTTCTTCTTTAATATTTTCATCTGCGATAACAGACATTTCTTCTGTTAATTTTTCAATTTCTTCAATAGACATTTTGTCATAATTAAAACTTCTAGCATATGATTTACTATATGCACTAGAAGTCACCTCATAACAAGTTTGAATTGCAAGGTACTTGTCTAGGTCTTTTGGTGTATGCACTCCATAATCTTTCCAATGATTTAAGTCTTCAACTAACTTACCGCCAAATCTGTTTTTTGGATCTTCGTCAATCCACTTTTGCGTTTTTGCGTTCATTGTTTTAATATGTTTAACTAATGCGTTCATTTATGATAGTACCTTTCTCAATAGTATTATTGTTGTCATCATTATTATCATTAATATAAAAAAACTTGTAATCATTATTTTGTATTTTCGTAAATTACTTCATCAACATTGTTTTCGTCAATACCTGTAAGTTCAACATTATCAACTGCAAGTATTTTGTTTTTAGCAACGGTTGAATTGTAATCACCTTTATTCATATTGTCAATTATATTATCAACTTCTGTTTCTGCGTTATCCCACGCCATATTTTTTACTTTAGACATAGTGTACTCCTTTTATTAGATTGTTATTACTTAATTTTTTAGACATCATACCATTGAAATAAGTATATCTGTGTCCAAACTTTTTACTATTATGTTTTGAATACCATAAATAAAAATCAACTTTATCAGGTGTAGTTGTATCAAACATAAAATACGGAAGTTTTATTCCGTTATCCCATTTGCCAACTCTCACATTAACAAAATCAACTTTACATTTTTTCAATTTGTTTATAACTCTATTAATATCAAAAACTTTATCTACAAGTTTTAATCCCCAAGTTTTATAATAAACATAATATCTGGTATACATTTTATTAGTGTTTTTTGTTGTTTTCATACTCATATCCTATCAGTTTTCGCAATCATTGTCAAGCAAATAATTCATCATTTTGTTCTCTTTTTGTTCTTATCCAAACAACCCATAATTGATACTTAAACCAATTAATGAGACAATAGTTATTATTAGATTTGTAGTGATTATAGACATTTTTTGCCATAGTATTCCGACTACAACCCATATAAGACCTCCAAATATCATTATAATAGGTCCTAAAGGGTAGTATCCAAGTGAATTAACACCAACCCCTACAATTAATGTAAAGGTTCCTAACCATTCTAGTATTTGTGTATATTGATTGTTATTCATATATACATAATAACAGGTTTCCAGTACTTTGTCAAGCACTTTTTTTGGTTATTTTGCGTTATTTTTGTTGATTTTAGGGGGTTTTAGGGTGTTTATATGAGCCAATTGTACATTGCTCTCATTGATAGTAGTAAATACATCAATTCCATCAATGCTCTAGGATAGTCTTTATCTCTATATCCGAACCAGACCCACATCATACAAGCTATAATTGAAAGGAACCAACCTATCCATTGTGTATCTATATTTGCTTCAGATAGAATATAGACGGAGGAAACTGCGATTGCAAGTCCTATCCATCTATCTTTGTTTGTTATTTTTTTCCATAGATTGTTCATAACCCACCCTTGCTATGTAAAAACTATCTACTATATCGGTAACAGGATTGTTCAAAGTAGTCTGGTCACAAGCTTCCATCATATTAACTCCAGTCTCCTCATAAAACTTATCATACATTTTCTCCTTATCTGCATTACCTTTACCTGTTGCCAGTTTCTTAATTACAGACGGAACCAATGTTTCAAATTTGATACCTTTTTTAAATAGTTTGTGTTTTAATAATCCAGTATTTTCTGCCAAATTAAATACTCTTCCTTTACTTCCAAAAGAGTAGTCTTCAATGTATACCATAGGATTTACGGTACTTCCTATTACCGTATTAAATACCCATTCTGATATATTATCGTGTCTTTCTTGTTGTGTATTCCAATCAGGAAAATAGTCACCTTGTATTTGACCATCTAAAAATAAACCTTCATATTTTTTTACACTTGTTAGATAGTAGAATCTGCAATTATCTAAACCTGCATTATCGCCATTAAATCCACCATCTACTACGCAACAACAAGGACAAGTTAAACTATAATCAATTCCAACTATCTTCATCATCTTCCTCACTTGAAATCGTTTCAGTTTCATCTTCTTTATCTAATGCACCACCACAAAATGGACAAGTCCACGGTTCTAAATCTTGTTCTTCCCAAATAATTGTGAAATGTTCCTCGCAATGAGGACATTGTGTCTTTCTTTTCTGTGCCATTATCTTTCTATAATTTAAATTTCTTAAATTGGTCTTTCTCTACATCTTGTTTTATTCCACCGATAACATAACTTTCTATTTCTGTTTCCTGTGGTGCGTTTTGTAATCCACGACTATTAAACCAATGTTCAGTCCAAGGCAATGGGTTTGTTGTAGATATATCATATCTTGGTTTCATACCAATTGCTTTCAATCTCTTATTAGCAGTCCATTCAACATAGTTATGTAAAAGTTTTTCTGATAAACCTATCATACTACCTTTACTGAATAGATATGTTGCCCAACGCTTCTCTTCTGCAACTGCGTCATCATATAATTTCGCAACATACTTTTCATTATTTTTAATAACTTGCGTCATTACTTTATCCTTTTCAGGACCACGATAGTTATTAATAATTCTTTGTGAAACTGCTAGATGTTGACTTTCATCCCTTGATATAAATGATATAATCTTTGCACTACCTTCCATTAGTTTTAATTCACCAAAAGCGAAACTACAAGCAAAAGAAACATAAAATCTTAATCCTTCTAATATGTTTACCGTTACCAATGTTCGCCAAAGTTTCTCTTTTAAATCGTATTCATCAACTTTAGATTTATCAATTGAGTACTTATTACCTAATTGTATTAGTTCATCATAATGTTGAGTAACCGATTGACTTCTTCTCTCTATCTTCTCATCTTCTATTATAGTATCAAAAACTTCTGAAGGATTACTATATAAATTTTTGATAATATATGTATAACTTCTACTATGTATAGTTTCAAAAAAATCCCAAGCAACTATACAACCTTCTAATTCTGGTAGTGAACAATAAGGTAAAAATGCCAAACAAGGTCCTCTACCTTGTACACTATCTAACATAGTTTGATATTTTAAATTACTAGTAAATATAAACTTCTGTTCTTCTCTTAATAATGACCAATCTGACCTATCTTTTTGTAAAGATACTTCTTCTGGTCTCCAAAAGAAACCTAATTGTTGTTGTGTGAGTTTATCAAAAATAGGATACTTCATATTATCATATCTTTGTACTTGTAAATCCTCACCAAAAAACATAGGTTGCTTAGTATAATCTAAACCTTTTGTTTTATTAAAAACGGTACTCGTCATCTTTCTACTTAACTTCAACCTTTCCACCGTTGTCAGTTAGAGACTTAGCAACCTTATCTGCTTCTTCTGGTTCTAAATCTGCTTTTACTTCTTGTTTCTCACTAGCAGCTTTCTCTACAAAATTCTTTGCTTCTAGTAATCCTAAATCCATTAATGGTCTAATTGTTTTGATAACCAAAATCTTCTTACTATCTTCAAAACCTGTTAACCATACCGTTTTAGTTGCCTTTGATGTTTCTACTGCTTCTACTGGAGCAGCTTGGATTTGACTTGCTTGAATATTCCATTTCTTCTCCATCATCTTTGCCATATCGGCTGCTTCTTGCATAGTAAGATTACCTATTTGTTCTACTAATGCGTCTAACTTATCACTCATCTACTTTTTCTCCTTTGTAAAAATAATCATCATTGTCTCCATATCTCCATCTATCTTCTTGTTCACAAAAATAGTATCTACTACAAACCTGAAAGTCAGGTTTCTTTAACTCTTTTGGTGTAAGAGATTGTTCGTACCAAAGCATTCTATTATTTGGTTGAGCAAAAAACTGCCCATTACTTAACTTACCAAAATTAAATTGTTTGTGTTCAGTTGGTACTTCTGAAACTCCTGTATTTATTGTATTTGGGTCCGAGTGGACAGAATCAATGGTAAATAGATATTCACCTGATACTTCACCTTTATCCCTAATCCATATTTTAACATTACAATTCTTTAATAAAGTCTTTTCCCATATTTGAATATGATAACTAAAAGCATCCCAAAGTTCTAATTGAGATAACTTTAATTGTTCACTATCTATAATATCTTTCTTCCAAACAAATGCACTTATTGGAAACTTATCATAACAGGCACCGTATTCTGGTAAGTATGCTTCAAACATCAATGCTTTGCCTCTCATTGATTTAACTGCTAACAATACTGCCTCTATAAACTCTCCGTGTCCTCTTTCTAAATCGTGGACATATTCTTTCTTAACAAAGCAACGAATATGTGGTACATTGGCAACAAAATTCATACACTCTCTTTCTTATATATTACACGCTTCACATTCCTCATCGTCCTGTTCTACAACAGGCACTTTTATATCTTCTTTAGTATCTAGTAATATATTTGGTTGTTGGTTAGGTTGTAGGTATACACTACCTACTTCTGCTTCATCATAAGTCAATGGATGTAATGGTTCATCTTCTACTTTACCGTCATATGTATTTTGATAATAAGATGTTTTCCACCCATACTTATATGTTGATAATAAATCCTGTGCCATTACTGATACTGGCACTTGATTATCTTCGTAATTTTCAGGATTGAAAGACCAATTACCAGATATAGCTTGGTCAAAATACTTCTGCATTACTGACACTACATTTATATATCCTTCATTGTCTTTCATATCCCATAACAATGTATAGTTATTTTTTAATTTTGTATAATCAGGTACTACTTGTTTTAAAGTACCTTTCTTACTTTTCTTAACACTCAAAAAACCTCTAGGTGGTTCAATGCCGTTTGTGGCATTGGAAACCACGCTAGATGATTCAGAAGGCATTTGAGCCGAGAGAGTGCTATGTCGGAGCCCATACTGCACTATATCTTTCCGTAGTTCTTCCCAATCAAAGCTGAGTTTGCGATTTACAATCTCATCAACTTCTTTTTTGTAAGTATCTATCGGTAAGATACCATCTGAATATTTTGTCCTGTCAAAGTAATCACACTTTGTTTTTTCTTTTGCAAGTTCATTACTCGCAACTAACAGGTAATACTGGAATGCTTCTGTTAATTTATCAACTTCTTTCCACGCCATCTTTTGGTCATAAGTATAACCTTTCTTCGCAAGGTAATGAGCAAGACCAATATATCCAACTCCTAAACTTCTTCTTGCCTTTGTAGATATTTCAGCTGCCTTAACTGGATACTTTTGATGGTCTATAATTTCGTCTAATGCTCTTACTGATAAATCACATAGGTCTTCTAGTTCTTCTAATGATTTTAAAAGACCAACATTGATTGCACTTAAAATACATAACGCAATTTCACCATCGCCATCTATATGACTTATAGGGTCTGTTGGTAATGTAATTTCTTGGCATAGATTAGACATATTAACTTTGTCTTTAAATGAGGAGTGTGAGTTTGCGTGGTCTATATTCATAATGTATATACGACCTGTTTCAGCTCTTTCTTTCAATAAGTCCATAAACAATCTTTGTGCTGATACTTTCTTTCTATATACAGAAGTATCTTTTTCATATTTTAAATACAACTCATCAAACTTATCTGTACCAAAAGCGTCATATAGACCTGGTACTTCGTGAGGACTAAACAAAGTTATATCTTCGTCATTAATAAATCTTTCGTAAAATAGTTTTGATAACTGAATTGAATAATCTAATTTTCTAACTCTATTATCTTCACTACCTTTATTGTTTTTAAGTACAAGTATATCTTCTATCTCTTTATGCCAAATAGGAAAGTGTACCGTTGCACAACCACCTCGTACACCGTTTTGTGTACAACTCTTAACGGTTGCTTCAAATTTCTTTAAGAAAGGAACAACACCTGTATGTTGTACTTCACCACCTCTTATTTTAGAGTTGATACCTCTTATACGACCCATATTAAGACCTATACCTGCTCTTTGTGCTGTATAGTAACCAACTGCCATATCACTTGAAAATATTGATTGTAGA